GCTGGCTTTGGTGCTGCTGGTGCTACCTGCCCGATTTTCTTCAGGAAGGCTTCGTTTTCTTTTTCCCACTCGGACATATTAACTCCAACTCGTAAGGATTGATACGGACATCTCGCAGCTGAGTAAGTCTCCAGACGCAGCGTTGAGAATACTTGGTGCGCTTATTGCGCCTACATTATAGGTCAAAGCTGATGCATTGAGTTTAGTAAACACGCCTACTACTGCATCTTCTATTCCATTGAGGTTGCCTTCATTGTCAAACAAAGGCACTGTAATAATAATCTTAAAATTAGCCATCGGGCTTATTGTGATGTGCTGGTTATTGTTAGGTGTTAGGTACGGATCATCTGGTGACACAATTACAGAATTAGCCAGGACTGTTGCAGGCGGAAAAGCAAAGACTTGATACTTAGTGTTATCTACTAGCGCGGTTGCTAAAGTAGTACGGAGTGTAGTTATCGCTACTGGAGGCATTAGCCCACCATTGAGCGAGGGTCTAGCGCGTGAGCGATCAATCCTCGCACCTTAGCGAGAAGCTGTGCGCTCATTCGGTAAGGGCTTGGCTGGAAATCGACAGCGTTACTGCCTGAAAGGGTGGCTGTACGCGCTTGCCAGATCTCAACAGATATCATAAGAGCTGCGTTCTGAATTGCTGTATCGGTTGTGTAATCAACTGTTGCGACAACTGCAACTTGTCCAAAAGGTGCAACTGTATGTCGAGGTTGTGCTGTTGGGGAACCTGTCACCGCATAAGTAATAGATGTATCGCTCATACCAGTAATCGCTTTAGACCCGTTATGTGGTGCGCCATTACCAGTAATAGTTACTGTTTGACCTACATAAAAAACATCTTTTATAGATTCATTAAAATATAGTGTGCCCTCTGTTGTTGTATTGCTGTGTGCCACATTAAATGTGTAGTTATTCCAAAGCATTGGAAGTAGGACTGCATCAGATGCATCACAAACTTCCTGAAGGACGGCATCTGTATACAAAGTACCCACTCCAAGAGTGCTGCGGAGTTCTGAGACTGTTGTAAGTGCCATTCCTATTCCTTTCTAAAGACTCTGGGGATCAGAGGGCTACTGATCCCCAGAGCGACTTAGTGAGGCTTACGCCTTGTTATTCTTGAATGCGCCTGCGCCGACCTTGGTAGCAATTGCTCCATAGCCGTAGTAGCCGATTGTTACCTGTCCTGCTGCAGTTGATTCTGCGCGTAGGCGGTATGTTGGTGACTCGTACCATGTGTACGCATCTGGGTTGACGATGATGATCGAACCATCTGTGTCAGTTCCAGCAGCAGTGTTAGGTGTTACATAGAGGTTTAGTCCTGCAACATTACCTTGTAGTGCTGTAGGTGCTGCAACTCCACCTGCGTTTTGTGGCTGTGAAGCTGTGTAGATAGGGCGTCCTGCATCGTTAAGTGTCATGATGTTAGACCACTGTGAAGTGTTGACGATCATGTTGCGAGCGAATGGGTTTGGTAGGCCAAGTGTTGCGTTATAGACAGAAGCTGCACCGCGAGCAACTACTCCGAGAAGTTCGGCTGCTGTTGGGTAAGTAACTGTTGTGGTTGCATCTGCTGTTGCGCCAGAGATCAATGCTGCGTTTACTGCTGCATCTGTAGCCTTTGCGTAAGCTGCTGCCATGTTGCGCACTAGTTCATCAAAGAATGCTGGAGATGTACGATCTAGAAGTTCAACAGAGAATGTCTGTTGTCCTGCGTACTTCTTAACAGTTACTGACAAGAAATCTGATGTCTGATCTGTATCGCTAAATGCATTACCTTGTGCTGTTTCTGCAACAGTTGGCATTGCTGTGATTTTTGGAATTTCAAAAGTCATTCCAGCATCAGGCAAGACCCCTGTAGAAATCGCTTGAATTGAGGGTCTAATTGCTGTGCCTAGTGGGTTGATGATTTCTGACAACTGGCGTGTTGGAACAAGTCCAGGGTTGTTTACTGTGCTGTCTGCTGCTAATAGGTATTGACGAGCTGACTCATCACCCATCGCTGCGCGGATTGAGTTTTCTGCATACTTAGCTGCTGTCAATTCGATGCGTGGCTCTGTGTAGTATGCTGCTGAAACAGTTGGGCGAGCAGCTTCAACCGCTGGTGCTTCAACTGGTGTTGCTTCGACTGCTGGAGTGGTGTTTTCCACGGCTGTCTCGCTTTCTGTTGGTTGGATTGTTTCTTCTACATCGGATTCTTCCGCTGCAATATCAGTAACCTGAGCAGACTTGAATGCTGGCTCTGTTACTAAACTTACTTCGACCAAGCGAGCAGCGGATACATAAGTCACGCCATCCTTGATCGTAGACTTGAGGACTTCTGCCCCGATACTTAAACCTGACTGCAATCCTTCTTCTGCAAGGATTAGTGCTTCTGTACCGCGCTGTGATCGACTGACAGAAAAGACTGCGTTAATAGCATCTTCTGACTCGCTAAATGAAACCATGCGACCTAGAGGCTTCTTAACATCGTGCTGGCTAAGCAGCTTGATGGCTTTAGGATCTGCAATGTTAATCGATCCAGAAGCAAAGATTACTTTGCCCATGTTGGTAGATCCTGCTTCAACATTAAGAGGCACAATCTTGCCTGATACTGTGCGACTTGCTGAGTCTGCTGTTAGTTCAGCTGAGAAGGTAATTACTTGGTTCATATCATACCTTGGTTTCCATTAGGTGTTAGATCAGTCATTCCCATAGCCTGCTCCTGGGTAATCAGATTTAGGCTAAGTAATTTTTCGATAACTGCTAATTCTTGCAGTGGGTCAGTGCGTAAAAAGTTTTTGTCAATATCAAACTTGACGACATTGCCACGAGCAGTAATGTCATCCATTGAGAGGCGATCTTCAATCGCTGAGATAAATGGCTGTAAAGATAATGTCAAGAATTGCTTACGCTCATCTTGCACATTGGCATAAGTCATAGAGTTATTCTGATCTGCTGAAACATAGTAGGCAGGCACATTGCAGAGGCGAGCAATTTCAGTAGCCAGGTTAAATATTGCTTCTCCGTACATCATGTCTTTGGGAGAGAATGACACAGGGTTATATTCAAGTGTAGATGTCAAGTAAGCAGTGCTGCGATTATTGCGAGCAGTTTTCCATGCAGCTAATAATCCAGAGACCTCTTTAGGATCTAGATCAGCACCGGTATTTTTAATGTAACCAGTTGCCATAGGAGTAGCTGCTGCAATAGTTGCTGCCTTCTGCACATCAATAGCAGCGCGAATTGTAGAAGTCCCAGTGTTAAGAATGCCATCGCTTAGTGATTGGAAAGTAACAAGAGATCCCAAACCATCCATAGGCAAAGTAATGCCATCGACTGCATAAGATTTAACAAAGACATTATCTTTATCTAATGTTGCAGTCACTCGACTGTTAGCGATCCACTCAAAGCGAGATGGACGGCCATCCTCTTGATAAACTTCTACGACTTTCCAAAATGCTTGACCATAAAACAAAAGTGAATCAACAGTCCATGCAATAGTTACGGATCGTGGCTGTGAGTATGAAGGCTGCTCTAACCAGGCAGGCGATCCTAATTCTTCATTGCTAGATTTCTTGTAAAGCTCTAAAGGGATTGCGCCAATAGTGCCAGCCAATAAATTACGGCAGCGCATAAGTGCTGGCACTGAGATCGCTTCAGTTCTGCCAACATAGGCAAACTGAAAGGGCATTGCATAAGGTGAATACTCGCCAAGTACTTGTGGCGCGGACTGAGCTTGTAATTGTGGCTTAGGTTCAAGCCCGAATGTCTGCAAGATTCTACCCATAGACAGAAAGTGTAGCATTTGTCAAGCAATTAGACAATGTGCTAGGGCGTGTCTAAGTAATAATCTGAGGTCTAGGTGCTGGAAGCATTAACTTGCTCACTGCCATTGCAACTCCAATTATGGCTGAAATGTCTCCAGCAGATTTACGCTTGACGATTCTCCAAGCCGAATCGTTTACCTTTGCGCTGCAATTATTGAATTGGCTAATAAGTTCGCTTTGCCCATTGTGAACCACTTTATGCGTTACCAATCCAGTCAAAAGATCACCACAAGCCTGATAGAACTGCTGCCCTGAAACATCCTCGGTCATTACTCCAGCTTGCTTTAGTCTGTCGGCTATAGATTGTGTGGCGTACTTGTCATAGCAGACTAAGCGAGGTCGATAGATATCGCACCAGCCTTTAATAGCAGCTGCAATCTTTAGGTCATCCACTGCGACTTGAGAACTCCAAGTCTCCATGATTCCAATGCCAATCCTTCCATCGGGAAGTATTTGTCCAGCGACTAGTGATGCGTTCCTTCTCGAAGGACTGACATCGAAACCGAATACAGTATAAGCCCCGATAGAGATTTCAAGTGTGTTATCCGAGGTTTCTTCCAACACGCCATGAGGCCAAGGAGATTGAAGGCTGTCGATCCACTGGCACAAGGTTTCTGTCCGAGTAGTCTCAATAGGAGCAGTGGCGATTGCTTCCTCAATGGACTCACGAGAGACAGTAAATCCAAGTGCTGGATTACTTGGCACTACAGCATCACGCCAAAAGGCTTCGCTAGATATATCAATTTTGCAATATTGTGGCGCAGAATACTCATAGTAACCAAAAGTTTCTGGAGGATAATCCTTAGCGCGCTCGACCAGCGAATTCAGTACCGTGGAAAAAGCATCGCCAGCATTGCTAGTTAAGAATGTCTGGGCATTAGCTCTGGCGCGTGTGGTTGGAATAGCAGCTTTGTAACCATCCTCTGAGATTTCACGCACTTCATCAATCCATAAGAAATCCGCGGTGCGGCCTCTGGCTGAGTCGCGAGTGTCTGACACTAGATCCAAGGTTGCACCATTCAGCAGCTCTATTCTTTCGCCACCATTGGCATACCGAACTGCCTTAGTCATAGCCTTTAGTTCTGGAGTTGATTCAATAATGTAGGCAATCTCTCGAAAGGTCATCAAGGCAGTTGCTCGGTTTGATGACATGATGATGTGTTTCTTTTCATTGCCATAGAACATGCCCCAGATAACACGCACTCTACCTAGGTGAGATTTGCCATTTTGTCTCGAAATACAGAGCAAGGCTAACTTGACCCGATATTGCTCTTTCTTATTGACCATCATCATTTGATTAAGGATAAATTCTTGATAAGGCATGAGCTTGTCCATCTTCAGACGCTCAATCATCTCTAGGACTTCACCAGAACGACTTTTGCCTTTGAGAAGTGTGCTGTGAACCCTTGGCTTGGTTGCCCCTCGTAGCGGTAGTTTCTTTTTGGTTTGAGTTGTCATTGATTCGGATCAGGTTTGAGCGTAAAAGGACTGTCTGGCATTGGTTTGGACTGCATCGGGGATATAGAGGCAGG